TGCAGTACGGCAGGTTCCAGCGGCCGTTGCAGTACGGCGGGTGCCAGCGGCGATTCCAGTACGGCGGGTGCCAGCGGCCGTTGCAGCACGGCGGGTGCCAGCGGCCGTTGCAGCACGGCGGCAGCCACTGGGGCTTATTGCAGAGCAAAAGCAGATGGAAAAGACAATGTCGCAGTCGCAAACGGCGCGCACAGTAAGGCACGGGGCATTCTGGGCTGCTATCTTGTGCTGACCGAGTACGACGATGACGGCAATATGCTGTGGGCAAAGATGGCAAAAGTAGACGGCGCTCACATCAAGGAAAACGTCTGGTACACGCTCAAAAATGGTGAGTTCGCAGAGACAGAGCCGTGGAAAAGCACTGCAAAACCAAATTGAAAGAAAGGAGCAGGCCATGCAAAAGCCGAGCCTTACGATAGGCGAATGCGTCCAGATCCTTCGGGATAACAACATCTCAAAGACCGAAAAGGTCCTGGGAGCACAGATCCAGGCGGGAATTTTCCCGGAGTGGTCAAAGCCGTCCGTAGGAACAAAAGAGCCTTGCCCTGACATCTCCCGCGCCAGGTTTATGGCGTGGGTGAAAGACTTTTACGAGCTCAAAAAGGTTTATACAAAGGAGGAGCCAAGAGAATGAAACTCAAATCGTTCGTCGCCACCGGCACGATAGGCCTGCTGGCCATTATCGGCGCGGTGCAGGTAGGGCGCTGGGCCTGCTCTTTGATGGCCGTTGCGCTGACCTACTGGGGCGGCTGGGACATCGCCGAGGCTGCACATGCCGCGCCTTGGATTATTGTTGCATCCACTGCCGGGCTGGCGATGTCGTTTTATGGGATGCATGAGGACAACAAACGGTATAAGCGCAGCGGCTACGGCAAGATCGTCCGCAACCATGCCCGGAACCCGGAGTATCCGCAGAATGAGGAGAAGGGCGCATGAAGCTGGAAGAGTTGATTCGGCAGCAGACGGGCTGCTCACAGCCCTCCACGATGCGGAGGACATTGCACACGGCTGATCACATCCACTATATCACATGGTACACCGTGTACAGCGCCAAGACCGGCGAGGTAGTGGCAGCGGGAACGTCCGCCATGTGCGCTGCGAAGCTTGAATACAAGACAGCCAACAGCTTTGCGTCTACCGTTGGACACCGACGCCATGAAAAAAGGCATCCGCACAAGTACATTTTTGAGCAAGAGCGCATTGATCGTGCGGAGGTTGACTGTCTCCCTCCGCTTCGCCGTTACTGCAAAAAGAAAGACCGGTATACGAAAAGGGAACAGGAATATGAACGGTAGATATATGCGAGCCGCAGAGATTCGCTGGCGTGATCGTCAGCCGGAGCGGCTGCGGCACATCCACCAGAAGAAGGAGAAGAAAAAGGTGAGCACGGTACAGATCTTTGACGCGGATTTGCGTTTTGTCAACGAAATCCCCATGCCGAACACGCTGGCGGGCATCCAGTACGCCGACCAGCTGGCAGCAGAAAAGCCGGGCCGTCTGTACGTCGTTATGGACGAGCACCGGCAGAAGGTTTACCAGAGGTGACATACATGACCCTAGAACAAAAGGAACGCCGCAAAGCGGTTCTGCGGTATGCAGTCAGCGTCCCCGAATGGAATCTTGCGCTCAAGCATCGGGCAGCAGCAGAGCTTACGAAATGCGCAAGCCTCTTGATGAGCGTAAGCCAGATGATGCTTGCGACCGACGCGGAAGACCGTTTTTATCCTGGCAGATTAGATTATGGGATGTCTCCGACGGGATATGCAAAAGCCATTTCGGATGCAGAGTACAGCCTCGGCACAGCAGCTTCGGCGCTGGAAACCGTAGTTGCTTTGGCAGATGAATCGAACGCCTTCCCGCTTATCAGCTCCACCCAGACCGGCGGGTTAGATGACGTGATGGGCAACATTGAGGCGGCATACAATTCTGGTTTTGGGTGGCTGGTTTTGGGTGGCTGGCAGATCTGTGCCGGGTACACGGGATGGATGAGGTGACATACGATCATGGATAAAATGACCATTTACGAGCAGTGCCGGGAAGTCCCCAAAGACGCCCAGAAGCCTATCGCAGCAGGCCGCCTGAAGGGCAAGACCGACATTAACCCCATGTGGCGCATCAAGAAGCTGACTGAGCTTTTTGGCCCGGCTGGTACGGGCTGGAAGTTCGACCCGCCGGTGTTCGAGGAAAAGACCGGAGCAAAGGGTGAAGTTGTCGTGCAGTGCTTTACGAATCTGTACGTCAGGTAGGACGATGGGGAAGCGTGGAGCGCCCCCATCCCCGGAGTGGGCGGCTCTATGCTGATCGCGATGGAATCCGGCGGGCTCCGAACGGATGATGACGCTTACAAAAAGGCGTATACGGATGCCCAGAGCGTGGCCTGCAAGGCGCTTGGAATCGGCGCGAACGTGTACTGGAAGGATGACTCCACCAAGTACACCCCGCTTCCGGACATTCCCGCCCCGGTGTGCGCCTGCTGCGGAAAGAAAATCATCGGCATCAAAACCAAGGACGGAAAAAAGATGCCTGCTGAGCAGGTAGCGGAACGAAGCAAGGCAAAATATGGGCGTATACTCTGCGTAGAATGCGCAAAGAAACAGCCGAAAGAAGATGGAGGAATGTCTCATGCTTAACATCGTAGCATTGATGGGCCGTCTGGTCTACGAACCGGAATTGAAGACCACCCCGAGCGGCATCAATGTGTGCAGTTTCCGCATTGCCTGTGACCGCAACTTTGCCCGTCAGGGCGAGCAGCGTCAGGCCGATTTCATCGACATCGTCGCGTGGAGGCAGACCGCCGAGTTCGTCTCCAAGTATTTCCAGAAGGGCAGCATGATCGCCATCGAAGGCAGCTTGCAGACGACCTCGTACCAGGACAAGAACGGCAACAACCGCACCAAAGTTGAGGTCGTGGCCAACAACGTGAGCTTCTGCGGCAGTAAGGCCGCAGAGCGGGCTGTCGTGAAGGATTTTGACCAGCAGACGGAAAATCATGTGCGCGAAGCAAACGCCGCTCACAACGCCCCGCAGAAGCCTCAGAGCGTACCGGAGTATTCGCAGGGCAGCGCAGACGACTTTTCGGTCATCGACGATTCGGAGGACTTGCCGTTCTAAACCGAGAGTTGCGCTATCTGGCTATACGGGCGCGCAAAGGAGGTGAAAGCATACGGCTACCGGAAAAAGATACTACTGGTTGAAACTCAAAGACAGCTTTATGCGGTCTGATGCGGTGGATTTTCTCATGGGGCAGAAGAACGGCGCAAACTACGTTGTGCTGTACCAGATGCTCTGCCTTATGACCATCAACACCAACGGCAGGCTTTCGCGGCAGATTGGCGAAGTGATCATTCCGTATGACGTCGATAAGATTCAGCGCGATACCAAGTGGTTTTCTGCCGACACTGTGCGCGTTGCGCTGGGTCTTTATGCGAAACTTGGGCTGATTTATCAGGAGCAGGACGGCACACTTGTGCTTGCAAACCACTCTGAAATGGTCGGAAGCGAGACCGATTATGCAGCACAAAAAAAGTTGCAAAGAACGAACAAGCGTCAAATTGAAGCGGAACACTGTGGACAATGTCCACAGGATGTCCATGCCGATGTCGGCAAAAATGTCCATACAGATATTAGAGATAAGATATTAGATATAGATAAGTCGTCGTCATCTAAAGATGACTCCTCCCATATAGGGACGAGGACGACGACGAAATATCTGATAGATTATTTTCGTGAGAGCATCGGTAAACTGAGCAGAGCTGGCGAAAAAGAGCTGCCCGGTTATGTGGAGCGGCTGGGCGAAGAGCTGGTTTTGGAGATTATCAAAAAATGCGAAGACCTGGGCGGCCATAGCTGGGCGTATGTCCGCAAGGCGCTGGATGAAGCCGAAGCTCAGGGCTGCACCTCTGCCGAGGAGTACCGCAAGACCAACCCCATCGGCGGGAGCCGTGCCAAGGGTGCCCATGTCAGCCGACCGCCCGAGGAAGCCGCCAGCGCCCCCAACTGGCTCAAGAATGCCTCCCACCGCAGGCCACTGAAAAAGAACGGAGGACGAAATGCCTAGATACAAAGTCATCGTAGAGTGCTGCGGCCCGCACGGGAACGCGGCGCTTACATACCGCATCAACGCCGCGAGTCAGTTTGCGGCAGAGTTCCGGGCCTGCCAGCTGGCGGGCGACCGTTACCCCGAGTATCGGGACATCAAACCGGTGAGGACGGAGGTGCTGAAAAATGACTAAAATCATAGACCATCTTTCACAGGGCGAAATTCTCGCCCAGATGGCAGAAGAGCTGGCAGAGGCCGCACAGGCGGCGCTCAAGCTGCGCCGGGCGCTGGATGACTCAAACCCGACTCCCAAGACTATCCCCGAATGCTGGGAGTCGCTGGAAGAAGAAATCGGCGATGTCATGAACTGCATTGACGCACTTTTGCTGGAAGACAATCTGAACTACCACGCATTTATGAGCAAGTGCGGCGAAAAGGCAGAGCCCAAAATGAGCCGTTGGAAGCAGCGGTTGAAAGCGAGGTACGCGAAAAATGACGATGACGCCGTGTAAAGACTGCCCCGACCGGTACCCGGCATGCCACGACACCTGCCCCAAGTACGCCGAGTTCAAGCGCCAGCGAGGCGCAGAAGCCGCTTACACCCGCGAGATGCTGGACACAGGCAAGGTCTATCACTACGACCACGAAGACCGCCACCGGGAGCGGGGCTGCAAGAAGTACATGGGAGCGAACGGAGGAGCGGACAGATGAAAGTGCTTATCGCCTGCGAAGAATCGCAGGAAGTATGCAAGGCATTTCGGGCAAAAGGCCACGAAGCCTACTCCTGCGATATTCAGGAGCCGTCCGGCGGACATCCCGAGTGGCATATCTTGGGCGATGCACTCAAGGCTCTGGAGGGGGGGGCAAGTCGTGACGATGGACGGCGTAACGCATGACGTTGGCAAGTGGGACTTGCTCATTGCGCACCCGCCCTGCACATATCTGAGCAATGCCGGCGCACGGCATCTCTGGAAAGGGCACCAGCTTCAAGCTGACCGCGTAATGTTGGGCATTCAGGGCCGCGACCTGTTTATGCGGTTCTGGTGGGCAGACATTCCCAAGATTTGCGTAGAAAACCCAGTGCCGAGTAAAGTTTTCTGCCTGCCACCGTATACGCAAGCTGTGCAACCGTATGAGTATGGACACCCATACAGCAAGAAAACTTGCCTTTGGCTGAAGGTTCTGCCGCCACTGTTCCCGACCGATATTGTGGAGCCTGTGGCTACATGGTGTCCGTCTGGTTCTTACGCACATAAACATGATGAGCGCAACAAGGGTATGTTTACCACCGACCGCGCTAAAAATCGAGCAAAAACATTTCCAGGCATTGCAAAAGCAATGGCTGAACAATGGGGGTAAAAATGAAACCTGAAAAAAGAATAATCCGCTTTATCGTGTCAGCGGCATTGCTGATTGTGACGCTGTGGTTTACATCCTGTGGTGCGGCCACTGCCGAGGCCGGAGCTGAAAGAAAGCCATGCTACCATATCAAGGTCTACTCCCCGGCAATCGAAAACGTGGGCTATGCCAGCAGAAGGAGACCGAAGTACACCATCACTGTAGACACTTTTGGCGATCTGGTTCCCACCGATACTTATAGTCGTGAAAGAGATTACCAACTTCTCCAAATTCCTCTTGGAGGTGGTCGCTTTGAGTTGGTATCCACCTCGCTGGTTGAAATCGAATATTACTGAGGGAGGGCTGGAAAACATGAAAATCCGTTCGTTGATTTATTGGGACCCTGCGAAGAATGAACCCGGTTCCGCCGTCATTGAGATGACCGGCAAAGAAATCGTTATCCTGAACAACATCATCTGGGAAGCCGCAAAGGGGAAAGAGGGAAAATCTGGATCTCTGGATATGGCGAAATCCTTAATCTTACTGAACGCTCTTGTACAGCATGGGGGCCTTGACAGCGTGGATATTTTGGCTCTCAGCGATGTAGACGAGCGGCTCAACCGACATCAAGGAGGCGAAGAAAATGCCCAACAATAAAGCAGTTCTTTTAAACATCCGGCCTGAGTGGTGCGAGAAGATTCTCAGCGGCGAAAAGACCGTAGAAATTCGCAAGACAAGGCCGAAGCTGGAACCTCCCTTCAAGTGCTACATATACTGCACTCTGGCCGGGAGTGACAGCCTGTTTGTGAATGTCCTCAACCGGGATGTGGCCGCGTGGAACCGTGGCGGATGGCCAGAAAAAATGGGACGTGTCATTGGAGAGTTCATTTGCGATGACATCCGACGCATTGGCCCTGAATACTGTGTCGTCAAAGAAGATATCGAGTCTGCAATTTCTGGAAGCTGTCTCACAGTACCGCAAGTCAAAGACTATGCCGGATGGAAGTCCGGGATGAGTTATGCGGATTTGAAAGACTTGTATGGCTGGAACATTTCCGACCTGAAAATTTACGACCAACCGCGACTGTTGAGCAATTTCACAAGACTTCGGGCAACAAAATTTGGCTATGAACCTGTAGATATTGAGCGACCACTGCAATCCTGGTTTTATGTGGAGGACGGCAGATGAAATTAACCCTCTACGGCGACCCGCGCACCAAGAAAAACTCTGCCCGCATCCTCAAAAGCCGCTCAGGCGGGCGCTTTGTGGCCCCTAGCAAGGCTTACGTGGATTATGAGACGGACTGCCTGCGGCAAATCAAAAGGCCGCACAGCCCCATTTCTGACCGCGTGAACGTGCGGTGCGTTTACTACATGAAAACCGCCCGCCGGGTCGATCTGGCAAACCTCATCGAGGCGACCACGGACATTCTGGTGAAAGCCCGCGTGCTGGAGGACGACAACAGCAAGATCGTCGCCGCCCACGATGGCAGCCGGGTGGAGTTTGATCGGAAACAGCCACGGGTGGAAATTGAGATTAAAGAAATGGAGGAGTAAAATGAATATTTGGATTGCTGCATTATGTTCGCTTGGCATACTTGGCGCGATCGCGATTCTTCTTGCGTTGAGTATATGCTTCATGGAATGGGTGGTTGACAACGACCACATGGAAGCTTGTTTGCTGGTTGCGATAATCGCGTTCTGGATCCTGCTCACAATAGGCATTTACGCCGAAGGAGGCGTAGCATGACCCGCACATGGATACCTGAAAGCGACACGCCAAAGTCTGACAACGGCGTGGACTACCGCACCGTCAAGACGTGGTTTCAGCAGTGCCGCGACCTTGCGGCAGCTATCGAAGTCCAGAAGCAAAGAATACAGTGCATCCGGGACGTGGCCGAAAAATGCACTCAGAGCCTGAGCGGGATGCCTGCGGGTGGTGGCAATGGGGACAAGGTAGGCTTTGCTGTAGAGCAGCTGGACACCGAGCGCCGACAGCTTCAGAGGATGGAGACGGACCTGTGCAATCTGCGTGTCGAAGCCACCCGGCGGGCATACTGCCTGATAGCCGAGCCGGAATGCGCCGAAGCGATTTGCGAGCACTATGTCATAGGCAAGTCTCACAAAGAAATCGCAAAAGAAGTCGGCGTATGCGGGGCAGAGGTGGTCTACCGGCGAATCAAACGCGGATGCATGGCCCTGGCTGAAATATGGGACGAGTTTTATGACGTGCAAAGTGTACAACATGCACAAGAAAACACAGCATGATTTTGGAAGGGGTCAGCTCTTTTCAAGTCTGTAAGCTTAGATGTAAAATTCTAATAAGCGGTTCAGCGCTAAGCGGTAGCCGCTTGCCACGCAGCCCCCAGAACGGTTCCTTCCTTGTGACAGGTTTTCATGCTTTCCTGTTCTCCTTCACCGTTTTGCGGGCTGCTTCTATGCGAGGTTTGGGAAGCCACATAACAGGTCGGCAGTTTTGTGGAACGGTTCGACTCCGTAACCTCGCACCGTATGACGCATGGACTCATCCCCCACAAAGCTGCACGCTTAACCTCCCGTGCCACGAGATAAAGCTTTGAATCCCCGAGGGTGTGGGTAGACTTCCCGACGGGATGTGCGTCAAACAACAGCCCTGGTTCTCCGCCAGGGCTGTTTTATATGGCCGCCTGAGCGCAATGTGGAGCGCGTTCGTGGGAGTAGCCACGGAAGGTTCGATTCCAAGGGCGGCGTTTTATATCCAGTAGCTCAGTTGGAAGACCGCCGGTCTCCAAAACCAAGCGGCGCACGACACGATAAAACATTCACCCGGCGGGTGTCCATTGTGGACACATTACGATATGCTGCCATAGCTTAGTGGGCTAGAGCGCTTTGCATCTGGTACATGCAAGGTAACATTGGCGATACACACCACCCATGGCTCTGCGTTTAGCCAGCGCAGAAGTTGATGCGGTGTGGGCGTTGGTTCAAATCCAACTGGCAGCACCAGACGCGCACCCTTTGAGGGGGCGGCGCGAATAGCGGAGCATCTGGCCGCAAAAGTTCCAGATGCAGCGGCAACGTCTTACTGTCCGGTAAAAACAGATAACGGCGTTGCTGCTTATATGCCGTCATAGCTCAACTGGCAGAGCGCCGCCCATTTAAGGCGGGACAACATTGGTGATACCACGGGAACATCACTGCACAGCCAACCACTGCGCACATCCATTCCGTGGGTGCTGGTTCAAATCCAGCTGGCGGCTAGCGTGATTTTAGAGTGTCCACAGTGGACACTTTTGGAGAGGAGGCATACAAATGTTTGAGCGCTTGAAAGAACTGATTTGCGACATGGCAAAGTTTTTGACGCGTCTCGGCGCTGGCCTTATCCTCTCGGCCTTACCGATCAGCAACAAAGAAAGCCACTTTGTGCGCTATGCGCGGCATTTCGGTTTCCGTGCAGACCACACAAAACGCGAGCCTCGGGCAGAGATCGGAGGCCGTGGCTGTATCCAAGGAGCACGGCCTGCTATCCGTGCGGATTAACCGCTTCTGATACAATACAATTAAAAACCAGCTTTTTGCATGATGAGCTCCATGCAGCAAAGCTGGTTCTTCTTATGCCGTTTTCGCTCAATGGTAGAGCGGCTGATTTGTAACCAGCGGACGCAGGTTCGAGCCCTGCAAGCGGCACATTCGATATTTTGACCGTTCGGATTTCCGAGCGGTTTTTCTTTTGCATGGGTTTAGAGAGGTGGTGGCGGTGAGCGCAAAGCGGCTGACAGACAGGCAAAAAAAGAAGATCGTTGCTGACTATGTGCAGTTGCAGAGCTACGCCAGAACCGCGAAGCTGAACGACGTAGCAGAAAGCACCGTGCGGAAAATCGTAAAAGATAATCCCAAGTGCGCGGATTTGTGCGCCTTAAAAAAAGAGCAGAACACGCAGGACATGCTTTCCTACTTAGGCAGCAAGCGCGAGGAAGCACAGGATCTTCTCGGGCTGTACCTTCAGGCGATGGCAGACCCCGGCAAAATCGCAGAGGCAACGCTGCCGCAGCTGTCCACGGCGTTTGGGACCATCGTGGACAAGTTTGCTATGCTGAGAGACCAGAGCGGCATAGAAGCCCCGGACGATGGTCTTGTGGAGGCACTGAGCGCTGCCGCAGACATCAGCCTGCCGGATGACGTGGAGATGCTGCCGGAGGAAGAGGACGACAATGCGGAAAAGTAACGGTTTTCGCTGGAAAGCCCTCAGCCAGCGGCAAAAGCAGGTTCTTTGTTGGTGGACACCGCAGAGCGCATACAGCGGATATAACGGCATCATTGCCGATGGCGCTATCCGCTCGGGCAAGACCTTTGCCATGAGCTTTTCTTTCGTCCAGTGGGCTATGACTTGTTACAACGGCCAGCAGTTTGCCATGTGCGGCAAGACCATTGCCAGCTTCCGGCGCAACGTGCTGGGCACACTCAAGCAGCAGCTTGCAGCCCGTGGCTACAACGTCAAGGAGCATCGGGCAGAAAACTGCATGACCGTCAGCAAGGGTGGCAGAACCAACGAGTTTTACTTTTTCGGCGGCAAGGACGAGAGCAGCCAGGATCTGATCCAGGGCATCACCCTTGCCGGGGCGTTCTTCGACGAGGTGGCCCTGATGCCGCAAAGCTTCGTCAATCAGGCCACAGCCCGCTGCTCTGTCACTGGGTCAAAGTTCTGGTTCAACTGCAACCCGGGAAGCCCGCAGCACTGGTTTTATCTGGAATGGGTGCGCAAGTGCCGTTCCCGCAAGATGATGTATCTCCATTTCACGATGGACGACAACCTGTCGCTTTCTGAGGACATCAAAGAGCGTTACCGCAGCCAGTACAGCGGCGTTTTCTATCAGCGCTACATTCTGGGCCTGTGGACGGTGGCTGAGGGCCTTGTTTATGACATGTTCGACCGCAAGAAGCACGTTGTTGATGTACTTCCGGAGCTGTCACCAAAGGGCGCGTATGTGGCGTGCGACTTTGGTACGCAAAACGCAACGGTTTTCTTGCTGTTCCAGATGCAGTTGGACGCCGGCACATGGATAGCGACCCGCGAGTATTACTACAGCGGGCGCGAACAGAAACGCCAGAAGACCGTGGGCGAGTATGTTGCAGACCTCAAGGCGTGGCTGAACGGTCTCAAGCCGGAGAGAATCATCGTTGACCCCTCTGCCCTGCCCCTGATTACAGAGCTGCGCAAAAACGGCTTTACCCAGACCCCCGCAAACAACGATGTTCTGAGCGGCATTCTGGACGTGCAGACCATGCTGCAGACCGGGAGGTTGAAGATCTACAAAGACTGCAAGCACACGCTGGAAGAGTTCGGCGTGTACGCTTGGGATCCAGATAAAGACGACACCGTGCTGAAGGTCAACGACCACTGCATGGACGCTATCCGCTATTTCGTGCGCACAAAGCGCCTTGTGAAACTGAGGGATTGATTTTGAGCACTGTATACACATTCCAGACCTTCCAGCAGGCGCAAGCCGCCGGGGAACAGCCTGATTTCATCCGGCGGTTCGTGCAACAGCACTGCGCTTCCAAGCCCTACAAGATGGCTCTGGACGCAGACCTGTACGATGCCCAGAAAAATCCGGGGGCTGAACGCTTCGCGCAGGCTTACGCTTTAATGCTGAAGCGCCTATCCAAAAACACCAGGCAGGACACCCCACACCCCGATATGGTCAAGAGCAATCTTTTCCGGCGGCTCAACAAGCAGCGGGCGACCTACTCCCTCGGAAACGGCGTGGTCTTTGCGGACGATGGCGTGGACAAGGGGAAGCTTGGGCAGAACTTTGATGAGCGGATCCAGAAAGCCGGATATTTCGCCCTGATCCACGGTGAGAGCTTTGGCTTCTGGAACAACGACCATCTGGTGGTTTTCAAGCTGACCGAGTTCGCGCCCCTGTACGATGAAAAGACAGGCCTTTTGCAGGCGGGTGTGCGCTTCTGGCGGCTGAATCCTGACACGGATATGCACTATATCCTGTACGAGCTGGACGGCTTCACTGAGTACACGGAAAGCAAAATCGGCAATGTGATGCAGGAGACAACGCCGAAGCAGGCATACAAGAGCGTGACCGTCACCACACCCGGCGGCGGGCTGGAAAGCGTGGAGGGCGAAAACTACAGCGCTCTTCCCATTGTGCCGCTGTGGGGCTCAGACCTGCACCAGAGTACCCTTGTGGGTCTGAAAGCCTACATCGACAACACCGATTTGGTGATGTCCGGCTTCTGCAATGACCTGCATGACTTTTCGGAGATCTACTGGCTGTGTGAGAACTTCAACGGCATGACCGATGACGAGCTGCAGGAGTTCCTTGTCAAGCTGAATCTGTACCACATTGCAGGCGCAGACACCAGCCAGGGCGGCAAGATCACCCCCTACACCACCGAGATTCCTGTGGCGGCCCGGCAGACTCTGCTGGAGCTGCTCCATACACAGGTGTATGAGGACTTCGGCGGTCTGGATGTGCACTGCGTCAGCGCAGACAGCACCAACGACCATCTGGACGCAGCCTATGAGCCGCTAAACCAGAACGCAGACGACTTCGAGGCGCAGGTCAAGCCGTTCATCCGGCAGATCTGCGCACTGGCTGGCTTTGACAATGCTATGCCGGCATTCAACCGCAGCAAGATCACCAACACAGCTGAGCAGGTCAGCATGGTGATTTCCGAGGCCGCCATCATCGGGCAGGACATGGCAATCGACCTGCTGCCCAACCTGACCCCGGAACAAAAGGAGCAGGCCAAGGCCGCGTTGATGGCTGAGAGTGCAACACGGGAGACCGTGGACGATGACACAGACGAGGAGGACAATAATGATGAGTAAGAATGAAGACTGTCCGCTTGTTCAGGCTTTTATTAACGCACTGAACGCAAAATCTCAGGATGAAGTTGAAAAACAGGCCGAGATTATGTACGACCTAGTGTTCCGAAACCGTTATAGCGGCAGAGACAGCCATGAAGCAAACAGACCGTGACCGCATCTCTACCCGCCAGCTGAACCTCCTGCGCCGCCGTATCCTCCGGGTGTATGGCACTGCCCGCCGGGAGATGCAGGAGCAGCTGACCGAGTTTCTGGCAAAGTACAAAGCGCTGGACGAGCGCAAGCGGGCGCAGCTGGATGCAGGGGAGATTACCGAGGACGACTATCGCATCTGGCTGCAAAATCAGGTGTTTCAATCCGATTTGATGCATGCCAAGCTGGACGGCATCACGCAGACCTGCACCACAGCCCAAGAGACGGCCTACAAGCTAGCCCGGGACGAGCAATACAACATCTTTTCCTTTGGCGCAAACTGGGCTTTCTACGAGCTGGAACAGGCCGCAGGCGTGACGTTCGGGCTGACCCTGTACAACACCGAGGCAATCAAGCTGCTGCTCAAAGAGAATCCCAAGCTGGTGCCCAACAAGCGCATCAAGAGCGAGAGCAACCGCACCTATGACGCCCGGGTATTCAACCGCTACGTCATGCAGGGCATCGTGCAGGGCAAAAGCGTCCACGACATCGCCGTGCAGGCCGTAAACGGCATGGCAGACACGGAGATTCACTGGGCTATGAACAACGCCATCACAGCCCTTACCAGCGCCCAGAACGCCGGGGCTTTGCAGCAGATGCGAAACGCCCAGGCTTTGGGCATCGAGGTCAAAAAGCGCTGGAACTCCACCCACGACTACCGCACCCGTGAGATGCACCGCCTGCTTGACCAGCAGACAGCAGAGCTTGACGAGCCGTTTAAGGTCATGGGATACGAGATTCAGCGCCCCGGCGACCCCAACGCAGCCCCGGAGATGGTTTACCACTGCCGCTGTGTGCTGTCCTCTGCGCTGGGCAAGTATCCCCGGCAAAACGCCATGCAGCGAGACAATGTGACCAAAGAGACCACCCCCGTCATGGACTACACCGAGTGGTATAAATCCAAGGGCGGCACAGAAGCCGAGCAAATGTGGTGGGAGGAAGAGAGAAAACGGAGAAAGGAGAGCGCAAAGCATGAAAAATAAGAAGTTTGGGATTGTCGTAATCAACGATGACTTTTTCTTGAACTTTTGCCGTGATTTTAAGCCCCCGTGCGGTTACATTAAGCCAAAACACGTGCGGCCTTCCTACGGAAATGGCGCAAAGCCGCATGGAGCACACAAACGCCTTATTAGGACAATGGAAGGATTCAGAAAATGAATGTCTTAATGTCAAATGCCGATTATGCGCCGTGGCTTATGGATGCGCTCAAGCTGATTGAAGAAGAGAAGGTCAAAAAACTTGCAGTAGTAGGCATTACTGCCAAAGGTGAAGTCATGACCGGTTATTATCACATGGAAATGTCCGATAAAGCTCTTGTTTCTGCTCATATGCAGGCTGACGCTGTACTGGATTCGGTTTGTTCCAACTGAGAGCTGATCCAAAGACGTTGGGCAGAGTAGGAGGAAGAAGGGGAAGATGCCGATGGAATTTGAATACGATATCAAATTCACAGACAGCACCCCGCAGCTGCATGAAGCGCTGGACTTGTGGACGGAGCGGGTGCTGACCATCTGGGGCATGAAGGTGCAGGACTATGCCCAACTGCTTGTGCCTACTGGCACGGCAGACAGCACGGGCATTGAGGGCTACGTGGGCGGCGCACTCAAGCAGAGCCTGACCTATGCCGTAGACCTTGCAAAAAAGACCGTGACCATCGGGTCAAATCTCTTTTACAGCATCTATGTTGAGCTTGGCACGGGCATCTTTGCCGAGAAGGGCAACGGACGCAAAACGCCGTGGGTCTGGAAGGACTTCAACGGCAAGTGGCACTTTACTCGGGGCATGGCCCCACGCCCGTTCCTCCGCCCGGCGGTGGAAGATCATATCAAAGAACTGCAAGAGATTGCAGTAGAGGAAGGAAACAAGGAGGCTTAAACATGAGCATTTTCGGCTATGACGATGAAGAACTCTATAAAGTTGCCGTAAAAGTGGATAAGGTTCTTAGAGAACACCTTTCAAAGGAAGAATTGGGAATTGTGAGCGCATATCTTCTTACAATGAACAAATTTGCGGAGATTGCAGCCGCAAAAGAAGAAAAGTTTGCAAAAGAAGCGTTGGACGAGCTTTTTGAAAGGGTGGATAAAAAACATGGATAACATTGTTTACACCGCTAGGGTTGAAGGACTTACGTTTGAAGACCTCAAAAAAATTCAAGAAATGTTTGAGCAGAACAGCAACCCACGCGTTGACCTTTCTCCATATTACCAGCAGGAGACAAAAGAACGGATTCTTTTGGTTGAAATGCAGAAAGCAAGAGAACATCTTCAGGAACTTTGCGATAATGCGTATGGAAAAGGAAATCGCGTTATTATGGTATCTTCTCAGAAATCAATTTAATACTCAGCGGTTGGCGCACAGCGTCAGCCGCTTTTTTATGCCGCTTTAGCTCAGGTTGGCAGAGCGCCGGATTTGTAATCCGGGGGCCGTGGGTTCAAGCCCCACAGGCGGCACCACACCGGCAGCACGTCCGGCAAATAAACCTTATTGCCAAGCATGGCAGCCCGAGCAAGGGCGGAAAGGACTATCACATGGCACTCAAAAGAGCTGACATCCGCACGATTCTGGAGAACCCCGAAACCTCCAACGATGACAAGGCAAAGGCCATTCTGGACGCCCTGCACAAGGAGACAGACGAACTCAAAGACCAGCTGGATGCAGAAAAAACAGCCCGCACACAGGCCGAGAAAGACCGGGACGCAGCCAATGGCGACAAGCAGGCCGCTGAAAAGGCGCTGACCGACTACAAGGCCCAGCAGACCCAGAAGGACACCCGGGCCACGAAAGCAGCGGCATACAAGCAGCTGCTGAAGGACAATGGCGTGCTGGAAAAGCACTTTGACCGCGTTGTAAAAATGACCGGCGCAGACATCGACGCTTTGGAGCTGGACGAGAACGGCAAGGTCAAGGACGCAAAGAAGTTCATGGACAGCCAGAAAGATGTATGGGGCGACTTTGTGGCTACAACCACGACCACCGGCGCAAAGGTTGACACCCCGCCCACCAACACCGGCTCCAAAATGACCAAAGACCAAATTTTTGCAATCAAGGACGCTGGCGAACGTCAGGCCGCGATTGCTGCAAATGCCGACCTTTTTACGGGCGGCGGAAAGGAATAACACATGGCAGCAAAAGAAAACCTTATCGTAACTACCGACATTACCGTCAACCCCCGGGAAATCGACTTCGTCACCCGTTTCCAGCGCAACTGGCAGCATCTGCGCGACATCATGGGCATCATGCGCCCCATTCGTATGCAGCCCGGCACTACCCTCAAGAGCAAGTACGCCGAGGGTACGCTTCAGAGCGGCACTGTTGCTGAGGGCGAGGAGATCCCCTACAGCAAGTTCACCGTCAAAGAAAAGACCTATGCTGACATTACTGTCGAAAAGTTCGCCAAAGCCGTCTCTCTGGAAGCCATCAAGAAGTACGGCTACGATGTCGCCGTTCAGAAGACCGATGACGAGTTCCTGTACCAGCTGACCGCGAACGTCACCGACCGCTTCTACAAGTACCTGAACACCGGCACCCTGAAAGGCACTCCCAAGACCTTCCAGATGGCTCTGGCGATGGCCAAGGGCAGCGTTGAGGACAAGTTCAAGAACATGCACCGCACCGTTACCGGCGTCGTTGGCTTCGCCAACATTCTGGATGTGTACGAGTACCTGGGCGCGGCCAACATCACTGTCCAGAACCAGTTCGGCTTCCAGTACATCAAGGACTTCATGGGCTACAACACCATCTTCCTGCTTTCCAGCGGCGAAATCGCGCGTGGAAAGGTCATCGCAACCCCGGTGGACAACATCGTCCTGTACTATGTTGATCCCGCCGACAGCGACTTTTCCAAGGCAGGTCTGGTCTACACCACCGCAGGAGAGGCAAGCAACCTCATCGGCTTCCACACTCAGGGCAACTACCACACCGCAGTCTCTGAGAGCTTCGCCATCATGGGTATGACCCTGTTCGCTGAGTATCTGGACGGCATCTCTGTCCAGACTATCACCCCGGGCGAGTAATCGCCCCTTTTGAGTAGGAGGCATCTAATGACCGTCCCTGAGCTGTGCGCACTGACGCACAATTTCTTTGACCGGGCAGACGACCCCGTTGCCGGGGAGTTTGTCTTTGAGCCGGATACCGTTCCCGCCGGGGTAGTCCCGGGGCAGTATTTCCTCGTGTGCGGCTCTATCTTCAATGATGGCGTACACAAAGCTGGGGACGGTGATTTGATGACCGAGACCTTTAACGGCACGGTGCAGCCCATGCGCGTGCCGCCCGCTTTTGCCGCGCTGGCCCAGAAAATCGACGCATACGACAAGGCGCTGCCTTCCGGCGGCGTGTATGTGTCCCAGTCCTTCGGCGGCTGGTCCGGCACGATGGCTACAGACGCGGACGGTCTTCCCGCGGACGGCAAGACCAAATTCCGGGCCGAAATCAACCAGTGGAGGAAGATGTGACATGGTCAATTCGTTCACTGCATCCACCGTGATGCAGAGCTTCACGAAAAAATACCGTTTTCAGACCCGCAGCTATGAGCCGGACGGCGTCGGCGGCTTTGTGTCCGGCTGGACGGACGGCCCGGAATTTGAGGCTGTAGAGCGCCACGATACCACCGTGGAGGCTCAGGTTGCAGAGCAGGCGGCTACAGCGTCTACCTATACGCTGCTGGTCAACGCCGGTGTGCCGCTGGCTTTCCCGGACTACATCAAGCGGGCGAGCGATGAGCAGACCTTTCAGGTAACGAGCGCAGCCGATGAGGGCAGCGCCCCGGCAGAATCCGGCATGGGGCTGCGGGCCGTCAAGTGCAAAAAGGCGGTGCTGCCGTAATGGGACCGTCTGAGAGCATCAACCGGGCGCTGAACGCTTTTTTCAACGGCTTTGGCATCCCGGGCTACCTGGAAGATAACATCCCTCCCGGCGCAGAACTGCCGTATCTGACCTACAAGCCCATCATCCCCGGCGGCTGGAATGAGTCCGGCACCTTCCACGCCCGGCTTTGGTACCCGAGTGCCAAAGGCCGGACGCTTATTTTACAGACCGAAGACAAGATAAGCGCAGCCCTTGCAGATGGCCTGACCATCGAATGCGGGGACGGCGCTATTCTTTTGCGCAAAGGCAGCCCGTGGGCGCAGCCACTCGACAACCCGCCCGAGGGCTATCTGTGCGAATACCTCAATTTTGAGCTTACACGGCTTATCCCGTGAGAAAGGATTCTTTATGCCTGAAACTCTGGCAAAAAAGTTCGCGGTCAATGTGCTGACCCCGGATGCGTTCAAGAGCATCCCGAAAGGCTCCGGCAATCTGCTTTCCACATTCGACCTTTCCACCCCCAAAATCGACAGCACCAATGTCGTGTGTGCCACGCAGGGCGGCGTGACCATCTCCTACAGCAACAGCATGGAGGATACGCTGGCTGACATCGACAACGCGCCCACCAACACCAAGCAGGGCAATGAAGTCACTGGAACCACCGCCACCATCGCCTTTACCACTCCCAACGCAAGCCCCGACGTGCTCAAGCTGGCCATCGGCACGGCTGACATCGACGCGGACGACCCCACCCATGTGGTCCCCCGCATCGAGGCGGCTCTGAAGGACTACAGGGAGCTGTACTGGGTTGGCCCTATGATCGGCGGCGGCTTTCTGGTTTGCAAAATTTTCAACGCCCTTTCTTCCGGCGGCCTGAGCCTCAAGACGGCTCACCGGGGCGGCGGCTCCATGCAGATCACCCTCACCGGCTACGCTGACCTGGAAAACCCCACTCGGGCCCCCATGGAATTTTACTCGATCGTCAAGGCCCCGACCGGGGACTAAGGAGGACATATGCGCAACATCATCGATCTCGACGGCACCGAATACCTCAAGCGCACCTATGAGTGTGCGCAGGCTTATAAAAAGTACGTGGCAGACTCCGGCGTGATGGACATTCTGGGCCGCGAGCCGGAGCTGACCGGCACGGAGACGGACGCAGAGCGGCTGGAAAAGCGCCGGGCGCAGGCCAACAAAAACGCTGTGGACATGACCAAGCTGCTCTACACGGACAAGGCAGACCTCACCCTCGGCATCCTGCCCCTCTTCGTGGTGCTGGACAAGGGCGAGGAGCAGCCTCCCACCCGGGTGCTGGCCTCTGCCATGAGCCGGGCGCTCCGGGACGTGGATTTCATGGATTTTTTTCAGTCCTTGATGTGATCGGCGCGGACGGCTACCGGCGGCTGGCATCCACCATCCGGCTGGATATGCTCCGGCTGCTGGGCAAGCCGTACATCATGGAGCATATCCGCGCCGAGGTGCGCAGGCATCAGGAGGCACAGCTTTTCCGGGACTATGTGGCCGACGCCATCGGGCAGTATCTCGGTATCCAGCCCCTTTACTCCGGGCTTGCAGCCCGGCATTTCCCCCTGATGCACACAAAAGAAGACACCCGCACGGCGGAGCAGATCACCGCCGAAAACGCAAAGGCTCTGGCAGAGTTGTGCGAAGGAGGTGAAACGCCCTGAACATCTTTAATCTGGAGGCGACTCTGTCGCTGGATGATTCCGCTTACCGGCAGAGCATCCAAAACGTGCAGAACAGCACCAAAAAGGCCGTCACGGAGCTGGGCTCCGAGTACAGCAAGGCGGCGCAGAAAGTTGCCGAGCTGACAAAGCGGTACAACGAATCGGTTGAAAAGACCGGGCGCACCTCTGCGCAGACAAAGGAGCTGAAAGCTGCTTTGGCCTCTGCCCGGGCTGAACTGAAAGAGACCACCTCGGCCCTGAGGTCGGCCAACACCAACATGACGGAGTTTGGCGGGGCATCTGAGACCGCCAGCGGCTCCCTTACCGGAGCTATCACCAAAGCCAACCTGCTTACCGGGGTCATCTCCAAAGTAAGCTCCATGGCCCTGTCTGCGGCAGAGGATTTTATCCAGACCGGCATCCGGTATAACGCCCAGCTGGAAAGCTACACCACCGGCTTTACCAACATGCTGGGCAGCGCTGAGGCGGCCAAAGCGGCCATGGACGCCATTCAGGAGGACGCCGCCCGCACCCCATTTGATGTGGCGAGCCTGACACAGGCCAACCAGCTGCTCATCAGCGCCGGTGAAAACGCGGGATACTCCCGCAAGGTCATCATGGCGCTGGGCGACGCTGTTTCGGCTACAGGCGGCGGCAATGCAGAGCTGTCCCGCATGTCGGCGAACTTGCAGCAGATCGCCAACGTGGGCAAGGCGTCCGCTATCGACATCAAGCAGTTTGCCTATGCGGGCATCAATATCTATCAGGTTTTGGCCGACTACACCGGAAAATCGGTGCAAGAAGTCCAGAAGATGACCATCAGCTATGATTTGCTGTCGCAGGCCCTTATCGCGGCCAGCGAAGAGGGCGGACGATATTACAACGCCATGGACACCCAAAGCCAGACCATGAATGGACGGGTATCCACGTTGAAAGATAACGTGAGCCAGCTGGCGGGTCTTATGACAGGTGACTTGAGCAGCGGAATCGGCGTGGTCATCGGCAACCTGAACGATATGGTGGTGGCTGCGCAGGACGCTTACAAAAAGGATGGGTGGAAAGGTCTCGGCGAAGCGATTCTCGGTCTGGACAACCCGATCAGCACCATCATCAGCAGTTTTGGCAGGCTGGGTTCGGCGGCTGTAAGCGCTCTGGATAGAGCAAGTTACGCCCTAAACAAGGCCCTTGGCAAAAACGCCTACGCTGATTATGACAGCTACGAGGAATACCGCGCATCGACGGACCAGCAGAACTCCCGCGACCGCCGCAGGCAGGCAGCGCTAAATGGCGTTGGCATCAGCAACAAGAGCTGGTCTGAGCGGCAGGCTGAGCTTGCTGCTGCCGCTGGCTCCGGCGGCAGCTCAATCCCCACTGGCGGCAGCGGTGGGAGCTCTTCCGGCGGCAAGCCTGGCTCAAAGTCCACCACCGAAACGGTCATTTCGTCCATCTCCAGAACGGCTACGACTACCGCTCAGAATGCCCTCGGCACCGTGACCACCAGCATCCAGACTCTCACCGAAAAGGTCAAGGACAGCGCGGGCAGCATCAAAGACCGCATCACCGAGACCACCACCACGACCGGCAAGGAGATGGTCAACGGCATCGAGACCACCTATAAACAGGTGGAGACCAAGGTCAACGGCGTGGTGACCAAAACCACAAAGACATACGACGATATGTCGAAAACGCTGGCAGCCACTCTGACCCGCACCACCAGCAAGGTAGAAGGCGGCGTGACCACCGCGATTCAGGAGGTCACGGAGAAGTACGCCGATGGCACCGAGCACATCAAGACCACCGAGACCAAGACTGAGGAGAGCATCGTCGATGGCGTGGCCCGGACCACCAAGACCATCAACACCTATATCGACGGTGTGCTCCAGAACACCAAGACCGACACCGAAGAGGCCGAAAAAAGCATCCAGGCTGCGCTTTCCCGCACCGAAAAGTATATCTCTGAGATTCAGGAGCAGTCTGACAAGGGCATTTTCGGGCTGGTGAAGTCTCTCTTTACCGACATCAAGAACAAAGACGGCAAGGCCATCGCCGGGGATGTGGTAAAGGTCATTTTCGGGCAGGTGACGCAAGAGCAGCGAAACACCATCCTGAAGTGGGCAGACGATGCGATGACTGCCATCAATGAGCACTACGCGCAGGGCGGCATTCAGGGGGCGCTGCAGAGCATTGCAGACCTCTTCCGCAACGGCATCACCCCGGCGGTCAACGGCTCCACCAAAGAAGTGAAGAGCTTTGCCGCCGTCCTGAAGGGTCTTTCCGGCACCGGAGGCTCTGGCGGCATCGTCAGCAGCATCCTCAAGCTGTTCGGCGGCGGTACGAAGGCTGCGGCGGCTGCCGGTGAAGCCGGTGCTGGGCAGGCCATTGCGTCGGCGGCGAGCGGAGCGGCCTCCTTCTTCCCGGAGTGCTTGGCTGTGCTGGCCGCCATCGCAAATGGCGTTATCGGCTTCAAGATGGGCCAAAACGCCCGCGCCCGCGAGGATTCCGGCGAAGAGCGCTCTCTGGGAAGCAAGCTTCTCTCCGGCGCGCTTCTGGCGGCCACCGGCCCTATCGGCTGGATTAGCTACTTCTTCGGCAAAAAGTATGGCAAAAAGTCCTCGTCTTCGTCCGCTGCGGCAGAAAGCGCCTCGTCTGGCGCGCCGAGCTATCTGGACATTCAGGACGCCTACTGGTACGGCAACGAGCGGGCTTTTGCAGGCTACGACTACCGCAGCGACCCCTTTACCTACAACCCCAACAACAATGCCGTCCCCAAGTATCAGGCGGAGATACAGGCCCAGCTTGCAAAGCTGAGCGCTGTGGTGGAGCAGTATCTGCCCGACGTGGCAAATCAGCAGATCGTGCTGGATGACGGCACCATCGTGGGCGCCCTCGCCCCCGGCATGAACGACCAGCTGGGCCATATCCAGATGCTTGCAGAAAGGGGCAACTGAGATGTACGAGATTTTTGCGTATCCCTACGGCGACCCCGAAAACAAGCTGACGGTCTATCAGCCGGGCAACCGGCAGGCTGTAGTGCTGTCGCCCAAGCTTACCCGCGAGGTGAGCAAGGGCGGCAGCCTTACTTTTACCATGCTGCGCACCCACCCCTGCTATGAGTCCATGCAGAAGATGTCCACCGCTGTGGCGGTGCATCAGGACGGCAAGGAGATATGGCGGGGCCGGGTGCTCAGCCACGAAGCCGACTGGCTCAACCGCCGGGTCATCTACTGCGAGGGAGCCCTCAGCTATTTCAATGACAGCTGCATTACCCCTTTCAACTACGAGGGCAAGCTGAGGGATTTTTTAGAATACCTCATCAAAGCCCACAACTCCCAGATCTCCGGCGGCAACGGCTACGAGGAGCAGACCAGTTACGACAAGATGAAAAAGTTTGAGCTGGGCAGGGTGACTGCCGCCCTCGGCGACCTTGTGGTGAGCTACGGCGACCGCAACCAGTACGGCGTGGGTGAGGACTACGGCAGCACCTGGGACATCATCAGCAAAATGGTGCTCAAGACCTACGGTGGCTACGCTTACTGCACCTATAACTCTACCACCGGCATGAACGTGCTCAACTACTGCGACCAGGCATACGAGGCTGACCGGCAGACCGCCCAGAACATCGAATATGGCGTGAATCTGCTGGATTTCACCGAAAAGACCGACACCAACGACCTTTTCACCCGCATCTGGCCGATGGGCAACAAGCACACTGTCGAAGAGACCAAGACCCAGTGGAAGTACAAATTCCTCTGGTTTAAGTGGGGCTCGACTACCGTGACGACCGGCACCCACGAAGAGCGCTACGGCATCAACGGCACGAGCCAGAGCGCCGTGGACAAGTACCTCCCGAAGAAGGGTTACAGCTGGAATCGTGAGTACGGGTGGATCCAGAACGACGAGGCCGTAAAAAAGTTTGGCGTGGTCTCCAAAATCAGGGAGTTTGACACGGACAGCAGCGACGCCACCTTTGCCGCCGCGGTGCAGGACCTGGAAAAGAACGACCTCATGACCATGAGCTATGAGGTCAAGGCCGTTGACCTTGTGGATGCGGGCTATGATACCGAGCGGCTGACCTTTGCCAGCTTTGCCCATATCATCAGCAAGCCTCACAGCATCGACGTGATCATGCTCTGCACCAAGCTTGTGGAGCCGCTCGACCACCCGGAGAAGAAGGAGTACACCTTTGGCATGACCCGGCGCACCCTCACTGACCGGGCCGTGGCAAATCTTGGCGTGACCAACGAGCTCTCCGAAAAGACGGCATCCACCAGCCGCTACGCCAGCGCCACGCAGGTGGACACCACACAGGCGGGCAAGACGGCCAGCGACTTTATCGACTATGCGCCCTCCACAGGCATGACAGTGGGCCACGCCAGCATCACGGCCAACATCCATTTCGGGACGGACGGCCTGACCTTCTCTGGGGTAAAAAACGGCACCGAGCTGCAAAGCTGGTCGGGCTCCTCCTTTGCGGCCCAGACCACGAGCACAGACCTCTCCGGCTATGCGGCGGTGCTGCTCACCTACGACGGAGATGCCGCTGCGTGGGCTGCCGCCGGGGGCAAGGGCCGGGCCTTTGCGGTGCTGCCGGTGAACGGAAAAACATACTCCATCCTCTTCCCCGGCGCTCTGGCCCAGCGGCGGGACGTCACGGCGTCCAAAAGCGGCGTGACCTTTGGCAGCGGATACCGACAGACGGCGGCAGGCGCATGGGTGCAGGATGATACTGCCTGCCGCCCGGAGGCGCTGCAGGGCTTTATGTAAAGGAGCGTGATTTTTATGGGCAAGCTCATGGGAGCAAAAATCGGCTCTCTGCACACCTTGGACGACCTCGGCCTTTACCTGTTGGTTGGCAGCCCGCTCATCTCCGGCGCAGAGCCGGACAAAAAGCTTGTGCAAGTGCCGGGCGGCGATTTTCTGCTCGACCTCACCCGGGCTGTGGACGGCAAAGTACACTACCTTCAACGTACCATCCGGCTTGACCTCAAATGCAAGGCTCCACCGGATGAGCGCCGCAAGGTGCAGAGCATTCTCGAAAACACCTTGCAGGGGCAGTGGCTGCGCTGCGTACTGGACGAGGACCCGGCCAACTTCTGGGTGGGTCTGTGGACAGTGTCGCCCCAGAGCAGAGACCGGCATACCGGCACATTTTCCATCACTGGCACGTGCAATCCCTACAAGTACAACGCCACCGCCTACGCAGGGGCAGACTGGCTGTGGGACGATTTTTATTTTGATGAGGACGTCATCTATGACGAGCCTACGGAGGTAAAGAGCCTGTGAACAAAACTTTTGAAGAAAACATCAACGACATCCGCAAGGCAAAGCGGGGCGTTGAGGTGCGGGAGGCGATGGCCGAGAGCCTTGAGTATGTGGAGGGCTTTGCCTCCACCGCTACCCAAAAGGCAGAGGAGGCCGCAGCCAGCGCCAAAACTGCCGCCGAGGCCAAGGAAGCCGCCGCTGCCTCTGCCCGGACCGCAGAACAGCAGGCGGGCATTGCCACGCAGCAGGCCGAGACTGCCACACAGCAGGCCGAAGCCGCCGAAAGCTCCAAAGCTGCCGCTGCAGAGTCTGCCAAGCGGGCAGAGCAGTTTGCCAAAGAGACCGAGGGCCGGGTCACCACCGACCCCACCCTGACGGTCAAGGGCGCTCCCGCAGACGCCAAAGCCGTGGGCGACCGCATCAACGCTATCAAAATCGAGACCGACAAGACCCTCACCATCTCCGGCGCTGCTGCGGACGCTGCGGCGGTAGGCGTGCGCATCAAGCTGTTGGAGATGGTGCATGGCACAGACGTAAACGGAATCAGCTTTGTTTCGGCCTTTGATACGCTTGACGGCGTAGAGCTGACAGGCGTGTGGAACAAGGCGGCGAGCCGGGTGGAGTTTTAAAAGGAAGGAGGATTTTAATGCAGATCAAAAACTTAGCCATTGGCGATGGCTTTGTATACCTGATGGAAGGCAGCACAAAAGTCAAGTTTTACGCGCTGTCCCACAACTACGAGTCGAGGCTGAACGGCAAGGGACGGACACTGTTTTGTAGAGAGAGTCCGGCGGGGAGTGGAACACATACTACGTCCGCAAAAGAGGATTACAGAGTCGATAGCAATAATGAAGACGCCTGGTACAAAAATACCTATGTGAATAAGTTTTCCGGCGAAGTACGAAAATTGATTGGTATGACAAAATATATCGGTCAATATGTTCATATGACTTATACGCAGAGCGGCAATCCGACTGGCAACGCAGAAATTGATAGTGAAACATACGAATCAAGCTTTTTTCCCCTTTCGACAGCAGAAGTCGCGCTAAGGGCCTTCGCCGATGGCTCTGCGCTTTCCTCAGCCGCAATCAGCAGGATCGCCAGCATTCAAACCCGCTACGGAAGCGGTATTTGGACGAGAAGTCCATCTAGGGTCCTTACGGGTACTAGTACGTCAGGTTTTCCGGATAGGTATTACTATGCCAACGGCCAATACATATATTCCACAAGCGGGTCCAGCCTTTCGACTGCCGAAGGAACTTACAGCAGTAGTTACGGCTACCTTCCATGCTTCACTCTGTCGGAAGACCTGTACATCGACAAGGACGGCTTCGCCACGGAAAACCAGCCGCCGGAAGTGACTTCCGATGTGGGCGAGAGCGGCGTGGCGCTGGGCAAGAAGAACGAGCCGTTTACTCTGGCCTACACCGTGACCGACGGCGACGGAGACCCCATGACCATCACCGAAAAGGTGAACGGCGTGGCGCTGGCTGTCCACGAGAACGTGGCCACCAGCACCGAACTCACGGTACAGTGCCTGAGCGAGAAGGTGCTTTTCCAGCAGATCCTCAACGGAGAGAACACATTGGTGCTGGAAGTGGGCGACGGAAAGACCACGACAGAGTGGACAGCGACCTTTACCAAAAATGTGACAAGCGCCGTCCTCTCGCTGGCCCAGCCGCTGACGGCGGACGACACCATCACCGTGGCGGCGCTGACGCTCGAGGGCAGTTTCCCGGCAGATATGAGCCTCAGCGTGGAGCTGACCAATAACGCACGGGACGATGCCCCCGTGTGGGAGAACTGCACCGACATCCAGCGCGGTGAGAGCCGGGCCTTCGTACACCACGCCTTTACCAACAAGACCGCCGCCAGGGGAGCGGCCTTTAACTACAAGGTGACGATCACCCGGGGCGAAAGCGGCGTCGGCGGCAATATCACCATGATTGGGGGTGTTATCGGATGAGTCTTTGCAAGATGGATAAGAGCCTGAAAGAGCTCCACAGGAAGCTGGCAGAGGAGCAGAAGCTCAGGGAGCTGCCCGGCCTCGTGGCGGAGATCGAGGACGCCCTGTGTGAGCAGGATATGGCATCACAGGAGCGGCAGGCGGCTATCGAGGACTCGCTGTGCGAGCTGGACGCCGCCGTCAACAAATAAGGAGGACATCAAAATGGACAAGATCTGGGCGAACCGGCTCATCGCCGGTACCAAGACATGGGCAGAGATGCCCGCACGCCGCCATGCCGGAGTCAAAGCGGAGCTGGCCAAGCGGGTGGCCGAGGACGAGATCACCCCGGAGCAGTACAAAGAGATCACGGGGGAGGACTACAATGAGTAAGCTGCTGGAGCTGCTGGAAAAGCTGGTGCGGGCCATCTTTGGCCCGGGGGACAAGCAGGATGCCGGCGAACCTGAGCCTGCGCCCCAAGCCCCCAAGGCAGAGGCTGTCACCGGCTGGGAGGGCGGCCCGCCCTACCGGTACATCGACGTGAGCCGGTATCAGGGCAAAATTACCCTCGACGGCTGGCGAAAGGTCAAAGCGGCGGGCTACAAGGGAGCGATGCTCAAGACGGTGAGCACCAACCGCAGGCTCTCCAAGCGGGCAGATGGCCTGTACATCGACCCCACCTTTGAGACCAACTACCGCAACGCCCGGGCCGCCGGGCTGGACGTGGGCGTCTACTACTACACCTACGCCACCAGCGAGGCCATGGCCGATGCAGAGCTTGCCCTTCTGCGGCAGGCGGTCTACGGCAAGGAGTTTTCTCTCCCCATCTGCGTGGACGTGGAGGAAAACAAGCTCAAGCAGCTGTCCACGCTTGACCTGTCCAACCTTACCGCTTACGCGCTGGAACAGGTGGAGCGGATGGGTTTTTACGCCCAGCTCTACACCTACACCGGTTACAAGTACGAGCTGGACATGGCTCGGCTGTCCTCTCGGTGGGACGTCTGGCTTGCCGACTACACCGGCGAGACGCCCAACGTGACGTTTAACTACAACGCTCACCAGCACACCAGCAAGGGAAGCGTGCCGGGCATCTCCGGCAACGTTGACCTCAACGTGACCACCGTCAACTACCCCCGTATCATCAGAAAGAAGGGTCTGACCCGTCTCCGGGAGGGCAAATGACCGAAAAAGAAGCTTTACTGTGGGTATTGGGCATCCTGGGCAGCCTGTGTGCCGCTGCCATCACCATCGACAAGGTGCTGGAAATCATCCACAAGTACATCAAAAAGGCGCAGGAACCGGACAACGCGCAGAACAAGCGGCTGGATGAGCTGGACAAGCGCATCGGCACCTTGGAGCAGGGCCAGCTTCAGCACACGCAGGCCCTCGCCCGTGACCTGCGCCGCTTCGACGAAATCGACGAGGTGAGCCGTCTGACCCTCGACGGGGTGCGCAACCTTCTGGACGCCCAGCTCTCCGGCAACAACCGCGAGGGGATGCAGAAGAGCCGCACCGACATCGACAACTATCTGTTAAAAGGAGTGACCAATCATGGAAGCACTGGCAACTAAGCTTTTTGACCTTATCCCTGCCCCGGTGGCGGCAGTGCTGATGCTGGGCGGCTTTGTCTTTTACGCCCTGGGCTGCATCCGGCTGGGCTACGGCGCAGCGGTAAAGCCGCTGGTGCTGGACCTCATCGAGCGGGCAGAGCAGGAGATCCAGGGGACAAAGCGCGGCGCAGAGCGCAAGGCGTGGGTCGTCAAGATGCTCCGGGCCGCCCTGAGTACCAGCAAATACGGCAGGCTCATCAGCTGGGCCATCACCGATGAGACCATCGGTGCCGTGATCCAGTTTTTCTTTGACCGGGCAAAGGCGGCGCTGCAAAAGCAGTAAGGAGGTTATTATGGCAAGCACTACATACCGCCATATCGGTGACGTCACCGATATGTTCGCTGCACAAAAACAATTTCGTGACATCGCGAAAATGGTCTGCGCACGTCTTCGCGGCCTCACGAAAACATATCATTTTGCCGTCATTGGCAATATGGTGCGCAACGCCGGACAGCTGCCGCAGCCTTTTTGGCTCGGTGCTGCCTGTGGCGGCGGCTCGCGTAGTGCTGCCCGCTGCGCTGCAAAAACTTGACCGACAGCAGATGACCGCCGCCATCAAAAACGCACCGCTTGGGAGGGTAGACCGTAAGATAGCCTTACTGCGGTACGTTGAGCGGCTTCCGCTGCCGGACATTGCAGCGCAGACACATTACAGCCGGACGGCAATAGGATACCGGCTGAAAGTTATTGATGAAAAGCTAGACGAAAGGAGCTCACCGTGAACCTCGAAAATGTTCCGACCGCAAATCTTGTTACAGAGCTTCGCAAACGCGAGGGCGTGGAAACGACCATTGTCGAGCCATATCAGGACGCAGAGGTCAGCGTCAACGGCCCTGCGCTGGTTCTTGTCGTGACGGATTGATTGTGGTATAATAACATCAACAAATCCGCCCGGCCTCTCGAAGAAGCGCATTAGGGCGGATATTTGTACAACTGACCAGTCTCCCGCGCGCCTACTTATAGTGCGTACCATGCGGGAGACGATTTTATACGAATTATGGCAAATAAAATATATCGCTTTTTGTCCCGTGTTTTGTTCGCTCTGATTATTTTTGGGGCGACATCAAGCGTTCTAAAAGCCGTCATTCCGTTTTGGCATAGTGCATTTATAGGCGTGGTTTTATCGGTATATGCGTCTTTGCATTATACGCCATACGATTTATGATTTGAAAGGCTACGGCCTTTGTAGAGAGCGGCATTGCCTGTGGGCGGTTCCGCTCTTGATTTTAGACTTCGCCGTTTTGGCAGCACAAAACCCCCGGTGTTCCGTTTGGAGCACCGGGGGTTTTTGTTTATTTGAGATATTCCCGCAGAGCCCGCAGGATGAGTTTCTCTGATGGATAGACCTCAAAGGCCTTGCCGCATATCACACACTTTTTTCTGCGACTCACCCTTGCAAGTCGGCGATGGCAACACCGCAGGCATTTGCGATTTTTTCGAGGGTGTTTACTCTCGGGACAGCCTTCCCGGATTCCGCATATTGGATGGTTGCAGTGGACAGCCCGGCTTTTTCTGCCAGCGCCCGGATAGTCAGCCCGGCGTTTTCCCGAGCGGCCTTGATTTTTACGGCAGACACGCCGAGAGTCTTATAATCGGGTGACATATATCCGATTTGGAACATGCCCTGCTGCTGCAACGGCAATGCTTTGGGCGCAAAGCTGTTATCCACGTCCTCAAGGTCTACATCCTTCAGAACGTAAGCGCAGGCGTTGTCAAGCTCCGGGGTCATCTTGTGGAGCTTGTGCGCCAGCGTGATTTTCATCATCACGCCACGCACGGGAAACCTCGTAGCGTTGTCAAGGTCTGCCTGATTCACACGGTCGGGGTTGCAGGCTTTATCCAGCAAACGGTACAGCTTGCCGAGATTTTGGATGGTGGTGTTTTCCATTTTGTCCTCCTAACATTCACTTGTTCAGCATGTCCATCACGGCGTTGTAATGGCTTTCGTATTCCTCGGCAACGGCAAGTTCTTTTTCGACTTTCGCCTTCTGGTAAGCCCGCTCTTCGCCGTAAATCTCGTTCTCGATCGCGTCGGGGATCTCAATGAATGCTTTCTGTTTTTTGCCATTGACCATCACATACACGCCGAATGCGTAATGCACGTTCTCCGGCCAACGGCCGATCTGCTGCTTGTAGGCACCCGCCTTCATTTCCTGCCCATTCACCAGCAGGGAATTGATGGTGTACTGCCATTCGTGGCACAATACGGAGAACTCGTTGCCGTCGCTCGAGATAGTTTTTTCGGTAATGACCTTTTTGTCAATGTCGAGTTCGATTTTTGCGCCGCGGGCGGTATTCCAAGAGTATTTCATTTTTTGTGCCTCCATCTGTGTTTCCTTCTGACGCCATCATTATACCACAAAACTAATACAAGTGATACAGGCATAGTCACCAGACTTTGCCTTATTTTTTTGTCTATTTTGTATCAGTTGTATCAGATTTAAGCAGGGCTCAACTGAGTGTTTTTGTCCTTCGTTGTGCGTTCGTTGCCTCTTAACTCTCCTTAAAAAGGTAAACTGAGCGCAAAGGGAGGGAAGCGCCATGTGGCACAAGTTTAACCCCAACCCCCACGGGAGCAGCGTCGGAGACTGTGCTGTGCGGGCGGTAGCAGCGGCCACCGGCCGGAGCTGGGAGCAAGCTTATATCAGCCTTGCGCTCACTGGTTACGCCCTCGGCGATATGCCCAGCGCCAACCGCACATGGGGCGCATACCTCCAAAAGCAGGGTTACAAGCGCCGCATGGTGGAAGCCGACTGCTCCACCTGTTACACCGTGGCAGATTTTGCCCGGGAGTATCCGCGCGGCGTGTATGTACTGGGCTGCTCCGGCCACGTTCTGGCCGTCATCGATGGCAAGTGGTGGGACAGTTGGGACAGCGGCGCAGAATGCCCGATCTACTACTGGTACAAGGAGGAAAACGATGCCGATTTATAACGGATACCCGCAAGTGTATTACCCGCAACAGCCGCAGGGGCAGCTGGAACAGCTGAGGGCGGCGCAGTACCAGGCCCAGCCCGTCATGATGCCGACAATGCAGGGGCAGGCCTCACCGACTGACAGCGGCTTTATTTGGGTGCAGGGCGAAGCAGCAGCCCGTGGCTATCTGGTCGCCAACGGGAGCCGGGTGCTTTTGCTGGATGCTGATTCCGATACCTTTTACATTAAAGAAGTTGGGCAGGACGGCAGACCGTTCCCGCTCCGCATCTACGACTACAAGGAACGCACCGGCAGCCCCAAAGCGTCGATTGCAGCCACGCAAGCCGCAAGCGGGGAGTATGTCACCCGCAAGGAGTTCGACGCGCTGGCAGCAAAGCTGGCGGCGTTGGAGAAGCAGGAAACACCAGAGCCGGAAAAGGAGAGCTAAACGATGAGCAGCAGCTTGTATAACTCGATGGGCCGACAGGCCCAGAACCCCATTGGTGGGCAGTTTCAGCAGTTTATGGGCCAGATGCAGGGCAAAAACCCGCAGGAGATGATAAACCAGATGCTCACCTCCGGCCAGCTCTCACAACAGCAGCTCAACGCCATTCAGCAGCGGGCGCAGCAGATCGCGCCGATGCTCAACGGCATGAAAAATATGTTTGGATTCTGAAATGCGGCCGCATTTAGAATAAATTTCAAAATCTAACGTAAAGGAGTAAAACTATGTCTCTTTCTTCTGATGGTACGGTTTTGACCATGCCGGTACAGCCCGCCAACGGCTACAGCAACGGCTTCAACGGCTGGGGCGGCGACTGGATGGGCTGGATCGTCCTCTTCCTGATTTTCGGCATGTTCGGCTGGGGCGGCATGGGCGGCTTTGGCTGGGGCGGCGGCATGGGCATGGGCGGCGCTTCGCCTTATATGACCAGCGCTGTCACACAGGCAGACCTGCAGCGTGGCTTCGACAACCAGAGCGTCATGAACAAGCTGAACGGGCTGGAAAGCGGCCTGTGCGACGGATTCTACGCCATGAACACCGGGATGCTTCAGGGCTTCAACGGCGTGCAGCAGGGCCTGAACGGCGTCACCAACGCCATGCAGCAGGGATTCAACAGCACCAACGTTGCGCTGATGCAGGGGCAGAATGCTCTGGCTACACAGCTGGCAGACTGCTGCTGCAAGACCCAGACCGCGATCCAGGGGGTCAACTACAATCTGGCCACTCAGGAGTGCGACACCCGGAACCAGATGCAGCAGGGCTTCTGCGCAACGCAGAACACCATGAACAACAACACCCGGGACATCATCGAGAATCAGAACAGCAACACCCGCGCGGTGCTCGACTTCTTGACCAATGATAAGATCGCCACCCTGCAGAGCGAGAACAACGAGCTGCGCCGGGCCGCTTCTCAGGATCGCCAGAGCGCGCTCCTGACCACCGCGATGAACGCGCAGACCAACCAGATCATCGGAACGCTTCAGCAGAAGGTTCCCGTGCCTGCCTATCAGGTGCCCAACCCCAACGCCATTTATTATGGCTGTGGGACCGGCTGCGGCAACTGCGCATAACCAAATCACGGCAACTTTTTCCAAAATGGAAAATGTTCAGCCCCTGAGCTGATTTTGCAAACCAAAACGCCGGGGCAGTAGTCCCGGCGTTTTTATTATGAAAGGAGCATTTAAATGACCGTAGCAGAGCTGAAACAGCAGTTTGTAGATTATCTGTACAGCATGGATAAGAGCAAAATGAGCATGATGGAATTGAACACCTATGTTTTCATTTTGAAAACCCTGCTTGATACGGAAAAAGCAGATCCATCCAATTCTTGGATGGATCTCTTAAAAACCGTTTATGCAGTAAATGCGCCTGTTTGTGCAGAAAAGGAGGTTTCGGATAATGGCTGAATTTAGCAACTCCAACACCGTCACGGTGGCGGCGGGTGAAAGCCTTCCCCTGACCGAGACCGCCGCGAAAGCCCCCGCCTGCATCATGCACCGTGATGGCAGCGGCCTCGTGACCCTGCGGGGTCTGACCAATCAATGCAAAGCGCGCTTCAAGGTAAGCTTTGGCGGCAATATCGCCATTCCCACCGGCGGCACTGTGGGACCCATTTCCGTGGCGCTGGCTGTCGGCGGTGAGTCGCTGACCAGTGCGACCGCCATTGTCACCCCGGCGGCAGTCGAAAATTACTTCAACATTTTCGTGGCCGCTTTCATCGAGGTGCCGTGCGGCTGCTGCGTGACCGTGGTGCTCAAAAACACCAGCACCCAGGCTGTCAGCATCGCCAACAGCAATCTAATCGTTGAACGGGTAGCGTAAGAAAGGAGATAAATCATGCTGGATAAACTGAATCACCTGAAGGATGAGATGTGCGACGAGCTCATGGAGCTGACTGACAAAAAGAACCGATCCCCGGGCGATGTTGAGATGATCGGCGAGATCGTGGACATCATTCTGGACATCCACCGCATCGAGGACTACTGCGAGGGCGGCGAGTACAGCCGTACAGGCGAGTGGGAAGCCGATATGCGCGGAACCTTTGGCCGTGATGCCGGAAACGGTTACAATCGGGGCAACAGCTATGCCAACCGAGGCCGTCACTATGTTCGTGGGCACTACTCCCGCACGGATGGCCGTGAGCGCATGATCTCTGACATCGAGAACATGATGCAGGACGCCACCGGCGCAGAGCGAGACGCTTACAAACGCGCGGCGGACATTCTGCGCAATGCATAAGTGAGGAGGGGGGCAGGTATGGACATCGACGAGATCAATGACCACATCCACAAACTGAAATGCGGTTCGACGGACTGGCAGAGCGTGGAGAAGCTTGCCGCCCTCTGCGCTGTGAGAAATGAGCTGGAAGAAAAGCAGGCACCGGCAGAAATGCAGACTCAAGTGCCGCCTCCCACGTCGTACCCGGCGGCATACTCCACAAAAGCAAATCCGCAAAGCGAGTTCGTGGAAGCTGCCAGCGCCGCGCCCTTTGGAGGCTTGATGGAAGTGCTTGATGAGCACATGAGCGCCATAAAGCTTGTATACCCGAAAGAGTATGAGCTGGTCATGCGGAAGATAACCGCATTGTAAAACGACACAAAATGTGTTATTTTTACATACAGCTAAACCTCGAAAAACTGAATTTTTGAGTTTGATAAGCTAACATAAGACTAACAAACTTTGAATTTTTATCGATAAATTGTAAAATAAAACTGATTTGTAATCAGTGGGTTGCAGGTTCAACTCCTGTCACCAGCTCCAAAAA